TGTGCATTGCCTCCCTGAAAGGGGATCAGAATCGAGAACATCTTTCACCTCGAAAGAAAAGGGCCGGTTTCCCGGCCCATCATTTTATGAACCTACAACAGGTGCAGAGTCAAAGGTTCCAATTACGAACGACTCGGGTCGTTCCACAGTAAGTTCTACTCTCTCTTCACAGAGGATAGCAAGCTTGTTCTTGATGAAGAAGTCGCTATGTGATCCGGAGACAGAGATTGTGACTTCCTGTCTGTCCCAGAGCGTGGCACCGAGACCAAACGATCCGGTGATGAAAGTCCCCTCTGTGAGAGCCGCCGATACGACGACTGGAGTTCTCCAGAGTCTTTCCTGACCTCCAACGTTCACGTTAACCCAGACATACATACCGTCGCTGGATTTGAGAAGTTCGATGTCTTCCCAGTCGCTAGGATGAAGTACGATACCATCCACAGGGTAGTAGGCAAGGTAAGCCTTGGTCATGGCCCTTCTGATAGCATCGAGCTTCGTATCTCCGGCTGTTCCCTCGGACCAGAGATAGGTCTGAACATCCGCATCGGTCGTGATTCCGTGGATATCTCCGTCTTCCCCTGTTCCGTAGAGAAGTTCGTCGTCTTCCTTGAGGTACAGTCCATAGATCAACTTCGAGTCGATATACGCCTGAAGTCCGGGAGCGTCTGCAAGGATCTGCTTCGTCACGGGTATCCAGTGCGCTATGGTCTTGATCGTATTGCTCTTGTTTTCGAAGGTGATCGCGGATTCGCCCTTCTCTTCGCCCTCTGCAACAACAGCCGCGTTGTTCGTGAAGCCCGACTCTCTGATCCAATCGATTGCTCCGGCGGTCGTGGGAATGACGTTGAGAAGAGACCTGACTCTTGCGGCCCTTCTCGGGTCCTCCACAATCTCAGGGATTCGATAGGACGGATAGAGGTATCCGGCGAGGTTACCGAGTGAAGCTCCGGTCACAAGCGTCTTTACCTGAACCGCCTGTGACTTTATTGGAAGGCCTTTATCTTTGACAGCCTTGTACGCCTCTGATTCCACGAATGTCTGACCGGGGCTCTTGATTTCGGTCTGTGTCGGTTCGGCGAGCCTTCCGGCTTTCGCCTCGAGCTCATCCATTCTCTTTTTGGCTTCTGCCATGCCCTCGGAGATGCTCTTGATTGTTGCATCCATCGCCTCGATTGACTTGGCAGTCTCAGCCGTTGTTTCTCCGTGCTTTTTTAGATCTTCTGCCTGTTTTGAAAGGAGCCCCTTCATGTCGTTCTTGTAACCTTCGAGAAGCTCCTGAAGCTCTTTGAGTTCCATGCTTAATTCACCTCACTGATTGATTTGCCGAAGCCGCGAAATTCATTCAAGATGGCCTGCTCCTTCTCAAACTCTTTCGCAACATTCAGTTCTTCGAATAGTTTCTTGATTTCATCTGAGTGGTTATCCGGCTCAGAAGGTGGCATAGCGGCTTCTGATTTCTGAGTGTCATCTGACGGCTCATCTTTCAGAAGTGCTTTGAGATTGTTTATTATTTCACGCAATTCTTTCTTTTCACTTTCAGAAAGTCCTACAGTCTCCATTCTATTGCGCAGGATTGAGAAGAGTTTTGGCATACCTATTTCACCCGAGTTTTTTGCATCTGTGATAACTGCAAGAGAATTCATTCCCCAGGCAACGACGCTTACCTCGAAAAGTTCCAATTGTTCAAGGACTCGAATATCCGGTTCATTTTCATCTTCTTTTTCGTACTTGTACTTCACGCTTCTATATCCGATTGAAAGAGCATCCAAGATTCCGTCCTTAATCTTCTCTCTGACTTCCTGAGCGCGCACAGATTTTGAAAGACGTGCTTTGATCCATAGACCGAATTCGTCTTCTTTAGCCTCTTCGATAATTCCAATAATGTCTTCGCTTGACCGCCAGCCATTGTGAAAGTCAACGAATTTGATTCGTTTGATTGGGAGTTTTTCTATCAGAGTTTTCTTGAAAGCTCCCGGAATTATCTTGTCACCACCATCATCGACGTTATTGAAAACAGCCGCATATCCCTCGATATATCCGGGGCCGTTTTCTTCTTCAATCACTTTCATCTGAGCCTGCTTAGGCTTCAACATTTTCAGTTCCATATCATCACCTCATTCGATAAGCTCGTACACTTCTACGCACCTACAATTGATTACTTCTTCTGCACTACCTCCGGGATCCCCCGGATACATCAACCCATTGCTGTACGGTTCATTGAAGAGTCTGGTTTCACCATCCATGAAAGAATGTTCGTCCCTGACTCGTGAATCCCTCGAAGAGATCCAGGTTTTTGAGAGTTCGAGACCTGTCTGTGCCGCTCCCTCCCTGTTCCCAAAGTTTGCGGCTCCGCCCGTTTCGGTTCTTGCGATCATCACCGAACGATATTCGGTCATTGCACTGTCTCCGAGTCCTCTCCATGAGTCATATTGCTTCTCGATCATCTTCGCAATCTGAACACTTGTAAGCTCCTGACTCATCCCCTTACCTATCTCTCTTGCAATCGCCTGTTGAGTAGTAGCGAGCATTCGAGTAATCTTCCTTGCCGCGACTGAAGCTATCCATATCTGCACGCTCTGAGCAAAGGGATCGAAGATGAACTTCTTTTCGGTCGGACCTCTCGCCTTTCCTATGAGCTTATTCGCCGCTCTCTCTGCAAAGTATTCGATCACGGCCATATACGCACCCTTTAGAAGCACTTCCCAGTCACGTCTCTGAGACTCGATAGCCGCAAGTGCTCCGGCTTCTCCTCTGTCCTCAAAAGCCTTCACCACTACCTTCGATTCTTCCTTGAACCTCTCTTGAACAGATTCAGCAATCTTCGATTCCCATTGCCTACGAGTGTTGTCTCTGGCTTTCCAGAGAACTGTCTTTTCTTCTTCGGTGAGTGACTTCCCTTTCTTCTCCGGAGGTTCCGCACTCATGAATCCGAATGAAGGTTTAGGTTCATCACCGCCCGGTACAGAATCGAATCCGAGATTCAGTCTCTGGTTGATTGTGTTAAACGGCACGCCCATGTTGTAAAGCGTCGCAGCCGCCATGACCTTTTCGTTGAGCCCTTCCCTCATTGCCGGAACATTCGAGAGGTCGTAAGTGACCCGCAAAGTGTTTGGTGCTACCATGTCGGAGATCGAGGGATCGTACCAGCGGCAAAGAGAAAGGTTCATGACCTCCTGAATACTGGATAGGAGAGGAATGATCGTGTCTTCCCAGAAGAGCCTTCTTGCGGTCGCCATGTTGTTGTATGTCGTTCTCTCAGGACTCAGAAGGACTACCGGCACACCGAACACCGCCGCGATCTCGGAGACGTGGAACTTTCTTGATTCGAGAAAGTCCATCTCTTGAGGAGAGAGGGACATCTGAGTCCATTGAGCGCCACCGGTGACTATCCATGGAGCACCCGCGTTGTCTGAACCCACGTGCTGAGCCCAGATCTGTTCTTTCAGTGTGTCGTACTGGTCTTGAGAAACGATCGCGTCCGGCGGTGTAGTGAAGACTCCGGAAGTGACGGCCCGATTCTGAAGACTGGCTTTGTTCCAGTCAACGGCTTCATTGTCGGTGTCAACAGATCTCGCTACTGCCTGAAGCGGCGACATTCCCCAGAAGAGGCTCGCCGGATCGGGATACATGAAGTGAACTACCTGCTTCGGATCGAGTTTTTCCGGGATCCCCGCGTCTATCTTGTACTCGTAGTACTGGATATAGCCATATTTATCCGGCACTGGTTTGATCTTGTCGGGATGAAGCGGGTAAAGTTCATACGGTTTCATTTCCTTCCCTTGACCGACTAGATTCGTGTACCAGAGGCCGTTACCTCCGAGATCGAGATGATAGATCAATCTCTCGAAGAGGTTCTGGCCGCTCATGAAAGGATTAGCTTTCTGGAGAAGTATCTCAAGCGGGTGATTCTTCACCCGCGTCCATTCTTCGCCTTTGAGTTCTTCAACATACCAGGGAACCGAGGCCACTGCGTCTGCTTTCTTCGAGATACAGGCATAGACCCAGTTGGAAGCCTTCAGCCCTGAGGTTATCGCGTTTGCGGTAGTCCAGTCTGAATACACCGGCCTCCCGGACTGGTAGGAGGGAACTAACTGGATATTGGCCTTTGCGATCGCTTTCAGTAGTAGTTTTTGAAAGTAGTGCTTTATGCCCACGTTGCCACCTCCTAACGTGGCCCGGCTTTGCCGATGAAGATTCTTTTCTGATTTCGCATAGGTTCTATCGCGTATCTGAGAGCGGCAATCGCATCGTCTTTGAACTCGATCGGTTCATC